ATCCGAAACCTCTTTGTCGAACCACAGATTGCCGTACTGCGTGTAACTGGCGTTGCTTTGCGCCGTGGCTACCACGGCCGTGTCGTTGCGATAGACCACGACCAGCGCCGCACCGCCAGCCGGTGGGCTGGCATCCGGGAAGCGGATCGTACCTGCGGTGTAGTTGACTAGCACATCATAACTGCCGCCAAAACTGTCATACCAGTCTACGCCGTGGCTTTTCAGCGTGCCCGCGACGGTGATGCGCACGATGTCGCGGATCGGCTGCGTAGTCAACGTGAACAACACCGTGCTGCCGTTGCCGGTGAACGTGTCCGTGATCTCCGCCGAGGGTGCTGTGCCACCGCGCACCGTGATGCGATTGTAGATCAGGCTGGCATCCCGGTTCAGCGTGGGCAGGGTAAGTACCGGAAAATCGTTCACCCAGTCGGCGGTCGTCGCCGTCGCCAGTCCGAATGGCGCGACATCGGCGCTGGCCGCCCGGAAATAGAGCCTTTTATCCGCACGAATTTGCCACTCCCAATCCGTGCCAGCATCCTCGGATGCCAGCGCCTTCAGGCGATCCAGTAGGCTGTCGAGTCTCTCGCCGTTAGCAGTGTAAGTCGTCAGCGTCGGGCCAGTCGCCACATAGGTGCTAACGTTAAATTCCGTCAAGCCCGTTGCGGTGAAAGCCGCCGCGATGATCGCCTTTGTCGTGGTGTTTGTCCAGGTGTCTCGAATCAGTGGCGCGCGTTTCAGGCGTGTCGCGTAGCTCTCGCATGTCAACGCCCAGGCGCGATGGTTGCCGTTGGCCACCAGCGTTGGCTGCGCTTTGACGACATAGCCGCCGAATTCCACCACGTTGTCTACCCTAAAGATCACCTCCTGCCACTCCACCGCCGTGAAACTGTTCGTCACATCATCAATGGTGAAACGCAGTGTGTCCACCTGGCTGCCCGCCACATCCACCCATTGAAAACTCCCCTGCTGCAATAGCGTAATGCGCTCCGTACCGGCGACGGTCAGCGAGAACGTGAGCGCCTGAACCTCTACGGCTATCGATGGCGATACCGACGCCGAAGGGCTGCGGCTACCAGAGGGGCTGCGGCTACCAGAGGGGCTGCGGCTGGGCGAAATTGAGCTTGACGGGCTGCGGCTGGGCGACTGCGATGGTGACTGCGACGGCGACTGGCTGGGCGATTGTGACGGCGAAACGGAACTGGACGGACTGCGGCTGGGCGACTGCGATGGTGACTGCGACGGCGACTGGCTGGGCGATTGTGACGGCGAAACGGAACTGGACGGACTGCGGCTCGGCGACTGGGATGGTGACACCGACGCTGAAGGGCTGACGCTGGGCGACTGCGACGGCGACATCGACGGAGACATCGACGGAGACATCGACGCCGAAGGGCTAACGCTTGGCGACTCGCTCGGCGATTGCGACGGCGATACTGATGTCGAAGGGCTAATGCTTGGCGACTCGGATGGCGACTCGCTCGCTGACGGCGATTCGCTCGGTGACTGCGAGGGCGAAACGGAAGACGATTGCACTGCAGATGGTGACGCACTCGCTGACGGAGAAACACTGGGCGACTCGCTCGGACTGACCGACGTCGAAGGTGAAACACTCGGCGACTGCGACGGCGACTGCGACGGCGACCGACTAGGCGACTGGGATGGTGACTGGGATGGTGAAATCGAGCTTGACGGCGACTGGCTCGGCGACTGGCTCGGCGACCGCGACGGTGAAATTGAGCTCGACGGCGACTGGCTCGGCGATTGCGACGGCGACTGGGATGGCGACCGGCTTGGTGACTGACTTGGTGACCGTGAGGGTGACTGGCTCGGCGATTGCGATGGCGAGATTGAGCTTGACGGTGACCGGCTAGCCGAAGGCGACTCAGGCAACAGGGCGATCAGGAACGCGTGTTTATTGGTATTGCTGGTCGAGAGCGTGAAATCCTTGTTGCCCGATGCGCCCGCCGACGCCTGCAATACATAGGCCGCGGCAATGGCTTGCGCGTTAGTGGCGGAGTACAGATCGGCGCTCTCCGTCATGCTGCCCGGTGGCGTTGTCGATGTTGGGCCGTCCGCCGAGCAGCCGACCGCCCACAGCATGGCATTGTCAACGGTCGTGGTGACTTGCGCCGCGCGCATCGTCGTATTATCGGTGATGTAGGCGGTATTTGAGTAGACGTCTACCACCGACCCCGACAACTTACCGCCCCGAAACACCGAAATCGTCGCGATGCCGATGCTGTCGCTCGCCATGCCAAAGGCATAGTTGCCGCTTTCGCTGGCCGCCCGCTTCCAACCGACGATGTAGTAGCGATAGGTATTCGGTGCGGCTGTTGTAATCTGCGTCCAGCCCGCGGGTAACGTGCCACTGGCGCTGCCGTCCGCGGTGTACACGCGCAGCATCCCGATCAGAATATCATTGTTCTGGATGCTGGCCGGCGCGGTGACCGTCAGCGAGTTGGCAGTGCTCTCTTGCACCGCGCTTGATGATGAAACATACGCTAACATGGGTCGTCCTTATGCGCCGTGCAGCGGTGCCAGCAGCGCCGCCAGTTGCGGCCAGCCTGGCACGTGCGCGCTGTCCGCCACGTCCCAGAATTTCGGCTTGCGGATGAAACGCTCCTGTGTGAAACGCTTCGTCGTCAGGTTGCCCCGGTGCGCCAAATCCACGTTCGGCGTATTCGGCTGAAAGACCTCGAAGCCATACCAGTTCTGCCACTTGACCCGACCGTGCGTCATCGGCTCGAAGCCCATCCAATAGCCGAAGCCCTTCTCGGCGATCAGCGCATTGCGCTCCCGAAAGTGCGTTAACAGCGGCTCACGATATGCCACCAGTCCCGCCAATGGCGTCAGATCGTAATGTACCGCCAACCCGTCGCTCAGGCGCACCTGCCACCAGTTGCCGTTGTAGTAGAACGTCTTGTCGTCCGGTGGCGTGAATTCAAAGTGCGCCGAATGATAAAGATCGTCGTGTTCGCAAAAGTACACGATATCCTCAGTCATCGCAGCTAACCCGATCTCTATCTGCCGAAACAGCGTGCGATAGCCGCGCTCCTCCGCCAGCACGATGTTGCGCCCGAAGTTCGTCGGCTTGAGCGTCACGCTGGTGATCGGCAAGCCCGCCGCCGCGATGGTGGCGCGGCACAAGCGCGCCAGCCGCATGTTCAGGGCGTTGTCGGTGTAGAAGAGGATGCCTTTCGTTGGCTCAACCTCGCCGGCCACAGCCGGCGCTGCCTTAGCCTCAACCTTAACCGCGCTGGGTTCCGCTGGCACTGGCGTCGTCACCCAATCGGGTGGTTGAAACTTGTCGATCAGCCATTGGAACGGGTGGATCGCACCGGGCCAGCCGTCGCGCTGGAACAGCACACGGGATAGCTCTCGGTTTTCGTCCACCTCGCGCTGTGGTAATTCATACGGAAATGAGAAATCCCCGCCCTGAGTCCTAAAAAGATGGGAATACCAGGTCGTCCGGTTCACCAGCACCCGCCCTCCAGAGAGCCACGTCTTGCAGGCCACTTCCACCCCTTGTTGTCCCCAGGAGTGAAACGCCTCGGAGCACAAATCGAGTGCCCAGTACCGCTCGCGTGTCACCATGAAGCAACTGCCCTGAATTGAAAGCGTCTCAGTCAGGTCGCCGGTCTGCCGCTTGCCGAACTCATTCCAGTATTGAAAATGCATCGTGCTGTCGAAGCGATAGGCTGTGCTCTGCGGGTTGCGCTTCGGGATCCACACCACGTCCATCTCTGTCGGCGCGCCGCATTCCGCGCACGGCCCCGATGGCCCCTGGTAACGCGTATGCCCGTTCGGACACACCCAATTAAAGGCCCATAAATTCCTCATAATTGGAACCATTGTGATGTCATCTTGCATCTTGTCGAGCAGCTTGCGGTCAAAGCCTTGATCGAAGGCGCAATGCGCATCCGTTTTCATCACGTACTTTGCCGTGGTCAGTCTGCAAAGTTGGTTGGTCATGGCCCGCTGGCCGATGCTCTCCGAGACGTGCAGCAGCGTCACTCTAGGATGATCCTCGATGGGTGGCTCGGCCCACGCGCCGTCAAGCCCGGCCAGGATTTCGGTATCGGCCTCGCTATGCTCCAGGATGTCTTGGATGGTGCGCGCCAGGAACATCTCATTGCGGCTTGGAATGAGTATGGCTAAATCTCGCATTTTGCACCTTAACGTTTCAGTAGATACCTTGACAAACTGTTGCAGTTATGCTATAGTATAAAAAGATCGAAACAGAATTCTAGTAACAGAATTCTAGTACCGGAAAGGAAACTACCATGAAGACTCCTACCACTCAGACCACCCAGACCGATGCGCTATACGCTGCTCACGTCGCAGCCCGAACCACTTTGTGGAATATTCACGATCAGCTTTTCCCCGATCTGCACAAGGTTGGCCTGGAAACCAATCCAGAATATCAGGCGGCCAGCGCAGCCATGCATGACACGTGGGTCGCTTTCCTGAAAAGTCGGGATGCAGCCAAATCATGATGATGTCTATTCCCCAAGCCGCTCTTCTCCTTGGTGTGTCCACGGCCCTGCTACGCAAGTTCTGCCAGCAGGGCCGGCTGGGTAGCAAGGTCGGTGGACGGTGGGTGATCACCGACGCTGAGCTAAATGCTTTCAATGCTATTCCTCGGCCCCCCGGCTATCCCAAAGGTCGGCCACGCGCCACTCCGTCGCCAGTTCACTCATACGCCGCCTCGCTGCCTAGTGATGACACTGGAAATGCGCCAGGTTGCACCTCCTGCCCCTTCCAGGCCCGTTCCTCCCGCTGATGCAAACCATGAAATAATCCGAAAGGATTCAATTCGCCGGTCACGTTGAAACGCCCCAGCGGGAACAAGTAGATGTCCGACCCCGTGTGCAGCGTCTCGCCCCGATGCGCTTTGTTCCACTTGCTGTTGAAATAGCAATCGTCGCCCTGGCGGCTGGCCGGGTGATAACCCCGCTCGCATGTCGCCCGCTCATAGCCGCCGAGTGCCAGGAAGTCGCGCCGCGGCATGGCCCACGTGTTGCCGTGTACTGAAGCGTCGAGCTTGTCCCCCACATAGCCCCACTCCGCCAACGTCGCCCGATCCTGCCGCAGATAGCCTTGCGCGTCGAGGATGCCGATCTGCCGGCGAAAGATCATTTTAGGACCCTGATAATGGCACGCCGCCTCAATGGCCGCCCGGCTCAGGATATGGTCAATGTCGGTCATCAGCAAGGTCTCGCCGCGCGCCTCCTCCGCCCCCAGGTTGCGCGCCAACCCCTGCGTCCACGCCAGCGTGTTGCCGGTGTGCATGATGCGCAGCCCTGGGAGTCGATACGCGCATTCGTCAAGTGGCGGAATGCTTCCGTCATCCACGAAGATGAATTCTACGTCTGAGGTCAACCCCATGCGCGCCAGCCACATAGCCTGCCGCAGTACGATTTCGTGGCTGTTGTAGATTGCAATCACCACCGAAACTAACGGCTCACCGTACATCGTCCAACTCCCTGAAGTTGCTCACCACGCTTGTGCTCGGATACAGTCCAGTATAATCGTAGCGCCACTGGAACAGCGGCCAGATCGCGCTGTAGCCGTACTGCGCATCCCACGTCGGCTCGGTGTCATGGATTACGATCATGTCTGCCAGATAGCGCAGTCTGGCGATCTCGGTCAGCCGCCGCAGGTTCGGCGAGTGGTCCACGAACGCCAGGCCCCAATGATACTCAGTCAGATCCACCGCAGCCCATGATTCGCACTTGCGGATATGATGGTACTCGCTCTGCCAGCGTTGTGCACGCTCGAACCACCCGCCTCGGCTTTCATAGGAGTAGACGTGTCGCTTGGCAACCGTCGCCAGCCAATGCAGTAGCAGCGTCGAAAAATAGCCCGTGCCCAATTCAAGCACCGGCCCCGTGCTTTTGTCGAAACAGCGCGTCAGTAGCGGGATATGGCTTGCCACCATCACGTCATCGGTGCGGTGTTCCACGTATCCTCCATTTGGGTGTGAGATCAGCCATACAACCGCCGCTCCCAGTCGCTAGGCCACCCAGGTATCTGCCAGAACCGCTCCACAAACTTCTCGAAGAACGCGCGCCGCTCGTGCACCCACAGGTTATAGGCGTAGGCGTTGCAGGCGTGGACTGACGCATTGCTCATATAGTAGCCCCGCCCGTACTTCGGCCCCTTGTGCAGGTGGGCGTAATAGGTCTTCTTATTGGTCAGCACTCGCCCGCCGTGATACCAGGTGCTCAGCCCGATTTCCTCCGCCTCCTGACCCCACCCCGAATATCCTTCGATCTGCATGAAACCGCAGCGTGCAAACCAGCTTTTGCTCATAAACCAGCAGCTACCCTGGAAGTGCATCGTCTCGTCAATTGGGATCTCGGCACGCTCGTGCGTGCGCGCATCCCAACGGAAGCCGTGCAGCCCCACCGGGCTGAACTTTAGCGGGAACATGGTATGCTCGTAGTCAATCGGCGGTCGGTCGTCGCTTTGCGTCTGCAAGCACCAGTTTTCCGCGTCCAGCCGGTGTCGGCGCGGGATCATCACGCTATCCGGCTCGTAGTTCTCCGCCAGTACCACGTCGAAACCCTCAGCCACCAGACAGTGCGCATCCAGCGCCATGATGTACGGCCCCGCCGCCAGTTCGACCGCCCAGTTGATGGCATGGCGCTTCTGGGTGTAGCTTTGCGTCGGTAGGTGTAGATAGGTCAGCCGCGCATCGTCAATGACCTCCTGCGCTGGTAAATCGTAGCCGTCGAGCATGGCATACACGGCGATGTCGCCGCGCGCGTTCGCCAGCACGTCGCGCAGCGTTGCCGTCATGAATTGCTCGTTGCGGCTGGGCACGATCACCGTGACCATGCTCATCAAAATCTCCGAATAGTATGCAGCATGGCGTCTAAGCTCCAATTCTTATTGCGTAGGCGAGTTCGTTTTTTAGCAATTCGAACTGCGCCGGATTGAGCGGCACGCCGCCGCCCGCCTGCCCCGTGAACTCCACGACGATGCGCCGCTCGCTCGTCACCGTATAGCTGCCGCCCAGTAGCCCCGGCTCCACCGCCAGCGCCAACTGGCGCGCCGCCGCCTGCACCTCGGCGGTTGCCCCGGCCAGCCCTAGCGCCATGCCGTGCCCAATGGCGCTGCCCAACCCCGCGCCCAGGCTCTCGGCATCCCCGCCGCCGCCCAGACCTCCAGCAATCGACTGCATGATCTTGGCCACGTAGTCGATGAAATCCTGGAACTGCGCCATACTCGGTAAGCCATGCTCGCCCAGTGCTGTGAACAGATTCAGCGCGCGTTCCAGCACACCAAAGACCTGTTCGAGCGCCGTGCCAAACTCCGTCGCGGTCGGTAGCCAGCTTACCAGATTCTCCTTTGCCACATATGCGCGCCAGGCGCTCAGCGTGCCTGCGATGCGCTCGATTAGATCGGCCATGCGGATTTTGAAGGTCAGCGCCGAACTTGCCGCGCCATCTGTGAGTTGTTTGACGACGCCCAGCGCCGTGCCCAGCATCCCGAACACCCCACCAGCAGCCGTGGCAAACGCCGTAGTTGCCGCTGTAGCGGCCTGTACGCCAGCGTGAGACGCATAGTCCTCGATTAGGCCATAGGCGTAGGTCACCGAATCCAGGAAGCCCTGGATGCGGCTGTTGAGCACCGGAATGTAGCTCTGCAAATCCTTGAAGACGCTTACAGCATCCGCGAGTCCGCCGAACAAGCCACCTGTGGCATCACCGAATAAACCTGCTGCTTTGGCTGATTCCTCGGTCAGATTGCCCGCCGCCCATATCGCTATCTTGTTTACCAGTGCAAAAACGTCCGCCATGAAACGGTTCAGTGCATCTTCGGTCGGCCCGACATACTCCTGCACGCTGGTCAAGGTGGTAAACGCACCGCCCAGCCCGCTAAATAGCGTTGCCGTTGCCGCGCCGAAATTCTGTGCGGCCTTGACAAGTGCCTCAGTTAGATTACCGGCCGCCCACGTGCTGAGCCGAATAATCAACTGGCCCATATCGGTCATGAAGGTGTCGAAAGCCAGCGCCGCTGGCGAGACATAATCCTTGATTGCCGTCAGCGCATCGACAGCCGACTTCACGATACCGAGTACCGGCCCTGCACCGGTCGCCAACTTTTGTGCCGCTTCCAGCATTTTGTCGCTGATTAGCGCCGCCGTTACGCCGAGTGAGTTCACCACCCGCTGCACGAATTCCGCAAGCTGTTGTAGTTTTTCGTCCACTGCGTCGAGACTGGGCAGCAGTACGTAGTCCTTGATTGACACCAGTGCGTCGATGCCCGTTTTGATAAGTCCTAACGCAGGCCCTGCTGCGGTTGCCAGCTTTTGCGCCGCGGTCATGAGTGCATCGGTAATCAGCGGGGTGGCCGTGCCCAACAGGTTGACTACCCGCTGAATGAACGTCACGAGTTGCTTGAGACTTTCGTCCACCGCGTTGAGGCTGGGTAGCAGTACATAATCCTTGATCGCTGTTAGCGCATCGATGCCCGTCTTGATAAGCCCTAACGCCGGCCCCGCTGCGGTCGCCAACTTCTGCGCCGCTGTTATCAGCACATCGGTAATCAGCGGGGTAGCCGTGCCCAGTAGGTTGACCACCCTCTGAATGAACGTCACGAGTTGCTTGAGGCTTTCGTCCACCGCGTTGAGGCTGGGTAGTAGCACGTAGTCCTTGATTGCCACCAGCGCGTCGATGCCCGTCTTGATAAGTCCCAATGCAGGCCCCGCCGCGGTCGCCAGCTTCTGCGCCGCTTCCAGCAGCTTTCCGGTAATCAGCGGGGTGGCCGTACCCAGTAGGTTGACCACCCTCTGGATAAACGTTACCAATTGCTGGAGGCTTTTGTCTACCGAGTTGAGAGTGGGCAGCAGCACATAATCCTTGATCGCTGTTAGCGCGTCGATGCCCGTCTTGATAAGTCCTAACGCTGGCCCGGCCGCGGTCGCCAGCTTTTGCGCCGCAGTCATTAGCTCGTCGGTGATCAGCGCGGAGGCCGCGCCCAGTAGATTCACCACCCGCTTAATGAACGTCGCCAGTTGTTGGAGGCTCACATCCACCGCGTTGAGGCTGGGCACCGGTACGTAATCCCGCACTGCGGCGATGGCTTCCAGTGCCGTTTTTACCAATGCCAACGCTGGCCCTGCCACCTCGATAAGTAGTTGGGCACCGGCGTACACCAGGGAACTTATGTCCTTGCCGAAGACGCCTAGGCTATCGACTAGGTATTTGATAAATGCCGTGATTTGGAATACCTGCCAGCTTAATACCTTCATGTCTGGGATGGCGACGAACTCGCGCACATCAGCCAACAAATCCAATGCCATTTTGACAGCCGCCAACGCTGGTAAGGCGACTTCTTCAAAACGCCGAGCGCCGCCCAATACCAGATCGCTCATATCCTTGCCGAAGACACCAAGGTTGTCGACCAGATATTTGATGAACCATGTGATCTGGAATACCTGCCAGCGTAGGAGGTTCATATCGGGAATCACCAGGAAGTCGCGAACGCTGTCCAACAACTCAAACGCCATTTTGACAGCCGCCAACGCTGGCCCCGTCACCTCAAGTAACTTTTGCGCGCCAGAATATACCAGATCGTGAATGTCCCTGCCAAGTGCGCCCAGGCTATCGACCAAAAACATGATAAAGAAGCTGATTTGGAACACCTGCCAACGCAATATGTTCAAATTTGGCACGATGATGTAGCTTCGCATGTCTGCCAGTACGCCCAATGCGTCGCCTATGATAGCCAGCACCGGCCCTACGCTGTTTGCAAGCTGGACGGCTGCCGCCCGCAGTTCCTCATCTGCCAGCGCGGCTGCCTTACCTACTTCCGTTACCAGTTGGGCAATAAACTCGCCTACCCGCCGCAATTGCGCCACATTTGGAAGTACGAAGCCCGACAGCAGGCGCTCGCTCAGGTTCAGTGCGCCATTGATTACTTCTAGCAGCGTTGGCACGGCTGCCAGGCCCTCGGCCAGTTGCCCAAGCACACGCGCCAAATCCAGCGCATCGGTTAGTTCGGCTGGCACCAATTTTCGATTCAACTCCGCCAGCTTACCGATAATCACCTGGATCGCCTCGACTACATACGCCACCCCCGCCTGCGTCTTTGCCAGCTTCGTATCATAGGCCGCTATAGCCGCCACGGTATCCAAAATCGACGGCAAGCCTTCGAGCATCTCGCTCAGCGGTTTCAGCACCGCCTTTGCTCCCCAGAATCCGTGCGCCGGATCAGCCGCCCAGCCGGACATATCGGCAAAACCGCGCACGATGGTCTTTATACTCTCAAAAAGTGTCGGGAGCTTCGCCGCAATGTTTGTCCGTGGCACAAAGTCCGCCAAAGCATCCAGCCCCTCAAGGACGCCCTGGAGAGCGGTCAGCATGTCGTTCAATGGTTCAAGCACCGCCTTGGCGCTCGCAAAGCCGCTATTTGGCGAGGCCGCCCATCCCGCCAGTTCCGCGAACGCCGCAATGATCGCCTGGATTGTGTTGGTGATGCTGCCGAGCACGGGCACAGCACCCGCCGTTAGGCCAATGGCAAAGCCTGCCATAGCTTCTTGCCCAATCACCTCAAACACTTTTGACGGTGAGGCGATGCCCAACAGCTTGCGCGCCCACACCGGCAGCCCGTCGAAAAGCTCCTGCGCCCGCTTCAGCAGATGATCCTTCATGTCGATGATGCCCTGCGCCAAGCCAGCGATGATGTCGCGCCCGACGTTGTAGAGCAACTGCGTCGGGTTGGAAATCGCGTTTTGGATTGCATCGACAATGTTATCAATCGCCTTGCGAACTTTGCTCACTTTGTCGTTGACGCCCGTAGCCAATTGCTCGAATGCCTTTACTACCCCTTCCTTGAACTCGTCCCATTTTGGCAAATTCGTGCCCGTGAGATCATTTATCAGATTTGAGATCGCATCCCATATCGACTTGACCAGGCCCTCGATGGCCGTCACGATGCCTTTGACGATGCCAAGGATGTGTTCATCCAGACTTGTATAGCTGGCCTTGAGGGCTGTATTCGCCTTTTCCCAGTCACCGGAGAAGATTCCCGAAATCACCGCCACAGCAATAGTGATAATGTCTGTGATGCCCCCCATAACGTTAGTTACCACGTCAAGTAGTCCGCCAAAAATTACACCCGCATTGGCAATTACCTGCCCTAGCACCTCCCCGATCAACTTGACGATGATAGCAATAACAGCGGCCACTACTACGCCGATGGGTTCCAGTGCCTTGACCAACTCGCCAAATGCAACACCAAGCTCCGTCAATTTAGGTTTCAAGGTTTCAAATTGTGCGCCTAACGTGCCAATTGCGAGTTGAATGCGCTCGATGGTGGGGCCGAATATTGAGGTCAGAATAGTTATCAATTCCTGAAACTGCGCGGGTTGTGTAGCGAAATATGCTCCCAGGCCCATAAACGCCAGTATCAACGCTCCAATAGCGAGCGTTACGGGATTGATTGCCAGCAATAGTGTTGCAAAGCTGCTTGCAATGGCAAGCACAACTTGCACAATCGATGCCGCGCCAATGAGCGCCGCCAAACCAGCTAATGCGCCTATTACAGCTTGTACGCCATCCGGCAATCCGGCCCATAGTTGGCCGAGTTGGTCTTTGACCTGCGCCGCCCAAATTGGTACATTGGTTTGGATGTAGGTCAGCAGGGCCGCGATTTGCGCGTCAACCGCGGCGACCAGGCCACCACTGCGCGTAGGGGCACCGCCTTCCGCCGAGTCCGCTACCGTCATTACCTCCGGCCCGAATAGTATGTCGAGTAGCTTGGCTTTGACCTGGCCTGCCCAGATTGGTGCGTTGATCTGGATATAGGCCAGTAGTGCCGCGATCTGTTTCTCTACGGCGGCGACTAAACCGCCGCTGCGCGTAGGGGCACCGCCTTCCGCCGAGTCCGCTACCGTCATTACCTCCGGCCCGAATAGTATGTCGAGTAGCTTGGCTTTGACCTGGCCTGCCCAGATTGGCGCGTTGGTTTGGATGTAAGTCAGCAGCGCCGTGATCTGTTTTTCAACCGCGGCGACCAGGCCGCCACTACGACTAGGCCCGCCACCCTCAGCGGAGTCAGCCACGGTGAAGACTTCTGGCCCGAATAGCACATCCAACAACTTGGCCTTGACTTGCGCCGCCCAAATCGGCACATTGGTCTGAATGTAGGCCAGCAAGTCTGCAAACGCCTGACTGTATTGGTCGATTAGTTTTTGGCCGACTGCCGTCAATCCGCCTGTGCTGAAAGCGGTTACAAGTTCATCAAATCTTAGCTTGGCGGTATTGAATGCGCCGACAATGACATCCTTTACCGCTAGTGTAAGCGGATTCTGCGCCGGATCACCGCCTGCGCCCTCGGCAACTTTGCCGATCAAGCCCTTGCCTACATCGCGCCACTGTGAATCTTCGACCAGTGCCTTGCCGATAGCCGCGGCTTGCTTGGTCACGACCGCTGTAGTTTCTGGAGTTAAGCCGCCCCCGCTGGTGGTGCCACCGTTCAGGAATGTCTGCACAACCGTTGGTGCAACACCGGCAATCTTCGCGACCTCTGCTATAAAGAGTTGCTTGGACTTCTCGGCGGTTGCCTGTAACTGTACCGCTGAGGCCAGCATCGGCATGTCTATCAGTTTTTTGACTTCTTCGGTAAACAAGCCAGATTGAAAATCTTTGGAGATGCGGATTGCGTCTTCTTTGGTTAGCCCCAAAGCCTTCGCATACGGGCTGTCCCCACCCAGCTTGGCGACATCGAGTGCCTGATAGAGTTTCTCAAATGGCCCGTTTGCACCCGGTTTGGTAATGTCCTCGATGCCGCCGCCCATATTTAGCAACGATTTAGCCGCCGCCTGCGCCTTATCGACAAAACTGGCAATGTTGTCGATAATCTTCTTGCCGCTTTCCTCATTGGCTTTGTTGACGGCATCCCACGCGCCGCCTACCTGTTTGACGCCCGCCACTTGTGTAGCCGCAACGGTCTTGGCACCCGCGACTTGTGCGGCAGCGACGGTCTTAGCACCTGCGACCGCCGCGGTTGTGGCCTGCTTCTGCGCGGTTGCGGCCTGCTTCTGTGCGGCTGGTGTGAGTGTGATGCCGAAAATCTGGCCGATGGCCTGACCGATGCCGCTGATAATTGGCCCGATGCTGGCCAGTAATGTTTGGAAACCACTGATAACCGTATTGATAAATGGCCCGATGGCAGCCTGCATGGCGGCCATGATGCTCGTCCAAATCTGGCCGAGCACCTGGAATGCCGCTTGTGCGCCAGCAATTGCGCCAGCAATATCCTGACCGATGACTTTGCCGATGTCGCGCAGCTTGCTATGGAAGGCTTCTGAGGAAAGCAAGTCCACGAACTTCTGGACGTAGGGTTGCACTTCCTGAAAAGCGGGTGTGAAAATCTCGCGCAGACCGATGGCCTTGAGATCGGAAATGGTGGACACCAGGCCCGCCCAGGAAGTCGCCTGGCGTTCAGCCGCGCCTGCAAAGTTGGTCTCCATGTAGACCGTAATGGCTTCGATGGCGTCTTTGGCCGGAATCAGGCCTTGCTCGCGCATTTTGACGATTTCGGCAGTCGTGACCTTGAAGTGATCCGCGAGAATTTGCACTAACGGCAAACCCACGCTCGTCAACTGCATCATGTCCTGGCCGAGTAGTCGCCCCGCGGCCTTGATCTGGCCCAGTACCATCGCAATGCGCTGCATCGAGGATTCGCCCGCGCCCGTGCCGGATGCGAAGTCGATCATCGCCTGATTCAGCCGCTTAGCCTCAGTAGCGGTAAAGCCATACGCCTGCGCCATACGAAATGCCTGCGCGACGCCCTCAGCCGTGAAAGGCGATTTGACGGCGAGCGCTTCCACCCATTTGACGGTATCGATGACTTGCGTCTTAGCGAGCGTCATGGCCTGTTCCAGGCTCACGGTCGTGTCGGCGGCGCGAATTTCTTTAGCGGCTAATGATTCTAGGGATAAGGTGAGTTTCTCGTAGGACGCGATGGCCTCGAAGGCCATGGTCGCCATCTGCTTGGGCATCTGCATCAGCGATGTCGGGATGCTCGCCAGCGAGACGCCAAGTGCCGTCTCACCGATGCGTTGTAAGGATGCAGTAAATGATGCGCCGAAACTCTTGGCCTTGCCTTCGGCGGCATCCAATCCTTGATTGTACTGCGAAGCATCCAGTCCAAGACTGGCGCTAAGTTGTGCTACCTCGAACATGGCTCGCCGTCCTTCAACGCGATGGCAGTTTCCAGCGCGTCGATAGTGGCTAGGCGGGCGGCTTCGCTCTCAAAAACCGTGTGCGGCACGGCCAGGATGCGTAGGGCCACGATGCGTCCACAGCGCCATTTGCGCGTGCAACGAATGGAAATTACCGCCAATGGATCGTCTGACGTACAGGCGACCCACGGCAAGTGCGACCAGAACAGCGTGCGGGCGCACCACGGACAATGCACCCGCGTCATGCCGTTGGCGGTGTCGGCGTCGGTGTCGGCAACGTCTCCACGATCTCGATGCTCTGCCGCAGATAGGGATTTATCAGCCATTCCGCTAACGCCCCATCCGTCGCCTTGGGCGCTTGACTGGGTGCGCTTGCGGTCAGTTGGTTCCTGAGTTGGCGTTGCGTCTTCTGCGGGTCGCCATGTTGGAGCATCAGCCATACCAGTTGTTCCTCAGTTTGTAGTAGCGGAATGTGCGCTGAGTAAGCCAGCAAGCGCCGCCACGGCATCCGCATCAGATTGCTGTCTGTCCAACCATAAAAGCGCGCCAAACGGGCGTTGAGTCCTGTCAACGCCGATTGACGCGCTTTGGTTTTGGGTCAGCGGCGGGTGCGGCTGTCGTGGCCTGCTCCTGCATGAGTTCGGCAAAATAGCGTTCCACGGCGGCGGTCTGTCGCCGCGGAAGCTTCTGCCACTCATCCAGGGTCAGGCCGTCGATCATGCTCACCATGACCTCGGCATTGCGGCCGACCATATCCGCCAAGTCGCCTGGTTCCGCCGTTTCCAGGGCCGCCGTGCGCCGTAACATGCCCACGCTGAGAATACGGATCGCGTAGGTTTGGCCTTGGATGGTCACCTCGCCGTCCGGTGCGGACGGCGCGATGAAGGCGCTGGTTTCGGCGGTCTGTAACCAGCCGATCACATCCATCAGGCGTGGTAGCGGCAACTGGTCGATGACGCGCGCGCCTACGATGGGATCAACGCACAGGCCGACCAGCAGGTCGGCCAGCTTAAGCGGGATGGTGCTCTGCGGTGCGCTCTGCAATTCCTGCAGGGTGCGCACTAGGCGCACCACGTCTTCCTGAGTGTAGTCGATCAGGATCGCGTTGCTGCCGTCCGGCGCGACGATGCGCGGCGGTTCGAGCAGCAACGCGTCCGTATTGAGAGTCTTCTGTGTCATCGGATGACATCCTTTCTGGGTTAGCGCTCCAAAGACATCTTCCAGTTGCGGCCTTTGGGATTGCCGACGCCGGTATACGAGCGGAAGGTGATCTCGTATGCCGTCTCAGCGCCGTCTTCCAGGTTCAGGGTCAAGCCACCTTCGGCCAGGGCGTTGTACAGGATCAACTGCACGTGCTTGACGTTGGTGGTGTGGCCCTGCCAGATCACGGTCACGTGTGACGCCGAGCCGATAGGCCCGACATCCGGCGTGGTCGTGTATTCGCTGGTAGCGTCCGAAGCCGAGGCCAGCGTCGGGATGGCGATAATCAGGTTCGCCATCGTGATTTCGACTAGGGTGATCGCCAGCGTAGCCGATTCCTTGACGACCGTGCCGGTGCCCGCGAGTGCGCCCTTCGCGCCCGCAAGTTCCGGGAAGTAGATGTCCTGCTCGACAACGAACGAGCCGCCGCTTTTGGTTGCGCCGACATCCGTCGAGTTGACGAACAGATCGCCCGCGTCCAACATCAGGCGGGTTGGGGTGTTGGAACTAATAGCCATTTGTGGCCTCCATTACTTGATAGCCAGCAGCGCCTTGTAAGCACGCTTGCCAGCCGCTTGCCACGTCCAACGTTTGGCGACCCAAGCCGCGGCCCGGCAGCCGATAGCTTTGGCTTCCTCGCGATGGTCGTAAGCCCAACGCATCCGGTCGCATACATCATCCAGACTTAGCTCGGCCCAAGCACATTCCAGATTATAGATGTTGCTGTACAGATGCGCATGTACTTCGCCCCGCACGGGCAGGACGATTGCCGTATCCGACTTGATAAAGTCGGCCATGCCAGAATATGCCGGTGCGATTACCGGCAACCCTATCGCCAGCGCTTCGAGCGGTTGGAGTCCAAACCCCTCGCCGCGCGATGGGTACACAAAACAGTCAGCGGACGCTAACAGCATGGCGTAATCCGCCTCCGGTAAATTGCCCGTCGAGAGCATGATGCGGTCATCGCCCACGATGCGCCTGACCGCGCTGGTAGCGCCGGCCTTGAGAATCAAGCGGCTGTCCGGTAGATTGAGCTTGCGAAACGCCTGCCACACCAGTTCGCCCCCCTTGCGGTCACCGATGTTCTCGCCGTCGCCTAGCGCCGTGCCACACCACAGGAAGGTGTATGGTTCGTCTTCCCGATGCATATCATACTTGGCGTGAAAGTAGTCCTTGTTGACGCCGTAACCGGATACGAAGATCGGTCGCGTCACGCCGCCCTCGATGAACAAGTCGCGCACCCAGGTTGAGGGCACCCAGATCGCCCGACTGCGATTGAGCACGCCGAGATAGTCAGGCGGGATCGGGCGCGCCTCGAACATGGTGTGATAGATAAAATCCTCGATGATGTGCGTCCCGCGGCCCATGAGGTAAGCCCGCGGCCCGCCGACCGCGATGCGCCAGTCCCAATCATAGGCCCGATAGCCGACGCTCTCCGCGCCCGCGGCGTTGACGTAGCGCGGCAGATAGGCGGAGATTTTGCCGTAGCCGACCGCTTCGTCGGCAATGGCCGGTATCCAGACCAGCTTGAGTGGTGGACGCTCTGGCTTACCAGTCATGGCTGCGCTCCCCGATTTGCCGGGCGGGATTGCCCGCTACAATCGTCCACGGCGCGATGTTCTTGGTGACCACCGAACCGGCTCCGACGACTGCGCCCTCCCCGATGGTGATGCCCGGCATGACCACGGCGTTCGCGCCGATGAAGGCGTATGCGCCGATGCCCGTGCCCATGCGCGCAACGTGCTGCATCTCAGGCGGAGCCGCCGCGGACATACTCGGCGCGTCGGGTAGATTCGTGCCGCCGAGAATCTTCGCGCCGGACGCGATGCCGGCATAGTTGCCGATGTAGACCGTGCCGCCGCCCGTATTGATATGGCAGAATGAGCAGATATGCACGTGTGCGCCGATGAACAGGCCCGCGCCGTGCCCGCCTTCCAATTTCACCATGCTGTCCACCCTGGTGTGCGGCCCGATGTGAATCAGTTCGGGATTGAGCACCACGCACCAGTCGAAGATCTCCGCGCCCTCGCCAAACTCCGCGAAGGTGTAGCGGATGCTGCCGTTGCCGCCAATGGTCACCGGCACGTTGCCGGTTGTGGTAGTGGAATCTTGCACGAGATTCTCTCCTATGGGTGCCATATTGTTACCCGCGGGTCTAGCCACGCTCGGTACCCAACCTGCCCCAGGGTTTTGACAAGCTCCGGCCATACCCCCCAGGCTTGGAAGCCGATCTGCTTAATGGTTGGTACGGTATCGCCACGCACCGCCGCGCATGATCCCGCGCCGCTGAGTTCAACCAGGTCGCCCGGCACACCGTCCGCTAATGCCTTGTGATACGGCCAATACCGCTGGAAGGATGCCGTACCGATGCGATAGGCCCAGGTATCATAGAAACGGTGTTCGCCGCTCGCCATGACCATCGGGAAGGCCAGGTTGACCTGCGGTGTTTGCAGATCGTCCAGCAGCGCCAGCAGGTCGGCGGCTGTCCAGATCAAGTCACTTTCGACGTACAGCAGCGCGTCGGCCTCGTCCGGCACCAATTCCAGCATGGCGTTTCCCACACCCGCCAAGGCGCGCAAGCGCATCGGCGTGATGATGCTACCCAAGTGCCTGCCACCGTGTGAGTGCTCCGCGATAGCCGCCGTGCAACCGCTGGCCGCGGCCATGTAATACAGCGCCTCGGCGGTGTGATCCACGCAATCGCCGTAAATCAGCGCCAAGTCAAGCGTGTCGCCGCGCCCCTCCAGGCCCGCGCGCAGCCCCTCGATCTGTGCGAAGTAGCGCGGCAAGTAGTCGCTGCTGTTGCGGAAGGCCGACGTCAGGGTTATGCGAGCCACGGCGTTACCTCCCGGCAAATCGTCGCCATGTCCTGCACGCTCAGGCCAACGTGCAGCGGCAAGCACAGGCCATGCGCCGCGATGTCCTCAGCCACCGGCTGAGATGCGTAAGCCTTGCTTTCAGGTATGGCGTAGACTGGCTGCGTATGCAAGGGCGGAAAGGCCGGACGGGTTTCGATGCCCGCTTGCGCTAAGGCGCGCATGGCCTTGTCACGTTTGGGTACACGTAGGGCCGCCAGCCAGCGACATTCCTGCGTGTTGGCCGGTGCGCGTTGCCAGTCCGCTTGCGGCAAGCGTTCCTGATACTCTTGCCAAAGTCGCGCCCGCGCCGCGACGTGTTGCGCTGCCGTCTCGACTTGACCGAGCGCCACCGCCGCGCTGAGTTCGGGCAAGCGGTAGTTGTAGCCAAGCTCAGTATGCCAGTATTTGCGCGTCGGATCAACACCTTGTCCGCGCAAGCGCCGCATGGCATCGGCCAGGCGTGCGTTGTTCGTCGTGACCATGCCGCCTTCGCCACACGCTAAAGTCTTGCTTCCGAAGAATGAAAATGCCGCTGCGCCCAATGCCGTGCTGCCGATGGGCTTGTCCTGATACACCGAGCCGTGCGCCTCCGCGGCGTCCTCGGCCAGCCACAGGCTATGCTGGTGGGCCAGCCACGTCAGTTTGTCGAGCGGCGCAGGTACGCCGTAGAGATGCACCGCCAGGATGCCGACCGTGCGCGGCGTGATGACCGCCGCCGCGGCGTCCGGGTCAAGTGTCCAGGTCAGCGGGTCAACGTCCGCAAAGACCGGCGTTGCGCCGCAGTAGGTCACGGCGTTGGCCGTGGCGATATAGGTCAAACTCGGTACGATCACCTCATCCCCCGGCCCGACGCAGAGTGCCCGTAACAGCAGGTGCAGCGCCGCCGTGCCTGTCGAACAGGAAATGGCGTGCTTGGCGTTGATGAAGTGCGCAAAGGCGTCTTCGAGCGCCGCGACATACGCGCCACCCGAAAGCTGGCGCTGGGCCAATGCGGTCGTGACGTATTCGACCTCGCGACCGAAGAAGTGCGGTTTACTGAGAGGGATCATCTGAGTGATCTCCTTCTGGTGAATAACCCACCAAGCGAATCTCCAAAACGTCTTCCGCCCGCTGCGGCAAGAAGTCTACGCCGCGCAGGTGCTTCAACATGGCCTGCGCCAGTAGGGTCGGCGTGTAACCCATACGATGACACAGCGCCAGTTCCGCCCGCGGGCTAAAAATGATATCAAGCACGCTCGTGTGTCCGTGTACCAGGGCATTGGCGCATTTCTGCATATCCGGCACGGCGACCTCGACCGGGCAACCGGGTTGCGTGACGCGCGCCATTTCCGCCAGCAGCCGCGCGCCGTCCCACGGTAGCAGGTGTTCGAGGACGTGGTAGCATTCCACGCCGTCGAAACTGCGATCCGCGAATGGGAGCCGCAATCCATCTCCCATGATGTCCGCCACGGGCCGAATGTCAAGCCGTAGGCTGCCGGGATGATAGGTGCGCTCGCCAAAGGAAAGCCAGGTCATGGCGTCCAATCCTCTGTTGCCTTCTTGCGAGATGGCTTTACGCGCTTGGCGTCTTTTACCTCAAAGGGCGCTCGCGTCGTAATGAAAACGCCCGGCTCGATAGCGTCAACGGGAATACGAATCTCCAGCACCTCAATCTGACCGGCTTCAAACCGCGATCTCGCGCCGCGTAATGCCGAGCCGCTTCCGGGTCTTTTTCGAGATAGCTGCCTTCCCGGAGAGTGTCGAAAACCGCCGTCTTGGGCCGAGCATGATAAAGTGTTACCGTGCCGTCTTCATGCACTTTGATTTCGTGTCGGTCAAGAAATTCGCCTACGGTTTCCTTTCCGTAAACAGGATGTTCCATCCAAATGCGATGGATACCCGCCGCGATTTGTGAGCCAACGGCTATTGGCGCGCCTGCGGGAGCCTTGGCGAAACGCCCGCCTTTGGTTGTGCCCGCGGGTTCATGGTAGGGATTGCCGAACTGCACAACCCATTCGTCGCCCAGGACGCGCGATAGGACGCTCATGTCACCGTCCTGTCGCTGAGGATCGCGCCGTAGCGCGCCAGCCACATCTGCCACCCCGTCTCTAATTCGGGCAGATACACCGGGCCAGATAGACGTTGACTGCGAGCCAATACTACCTTCGTTGCGCCAACCGTTACCTGTATCGGCCCGCAGTTGTGCAAAGCATCATGCACTGCCGCGTATACCTCATGCGCCGCGGTAGGTGTCGGCCCATAGCAGCGCACCTGAAAAGGCATTGTCATAATTGGCATATCGGTTGGCTGACTTCCGCCATCAGGCATAATTACCAGAGCCTTAGTCGCGCCAGCGTATCCAATCGGTAGGCCGGGTGGCCCAAACACGCGGGTGGAAACTTGCGTCGTCACGCCATTAACCGTCAGCAGATAGGCAATCAAAGTAGCCGTTTCGTCTATCATGGCATCACGTGTCCCGCAATTGACAAATGAGTCAGATTCGTATAAAATACCGTATGTAAGGAGTTTACGTTATGCCTAAAGTTTGCGAATACTGCCATGCCGAATTGTCGCAACGTGTCAGTGAAGATTCTTTCAATTTCAAAAGACGGCGCTTTTGTAACGTGTCCTGCGCCAACAAGCAAACTGGTATCAATCTCAAGGCTGCCGATCTTGCCCGCAAGCCTGTTTGTGGTGTCTACATGATTCGCAATCTTATCACAGATATGCGTTATGTCGGAGGTTCCACCGACATTGTAAAACGTTGGCGCAATCATCGCAGCGATCTGTGGCACGGCAGAAATCCCTGCACGCGATTGCAGGGCGACTGGAACAGGTATGGTCGAGACGCCTTCAAGTTTATCATTCTTGAGGAATCCGACCAGGAACATCTTACCGAACGCGAGCAATACTGGATAGACAAACTGCGAAGCGCGGAACCGGAATATGGTTACAATATCGCGCCACGGGCCGGAACTCCTGCTGGAACGAAACGTACTCCCCAACAAATCGCCGCGCATACCGGTTCTAAATCTCCCGTAGCAAAGCTCGATGAAGATAAGGTCGCTGAAATCAAGCGCCGGTTGGTGCTCGGCGATACGATTTATGACCTTGCCCGCGATTTCAATGTGTACCCAACTACTATCGGTAAAATCCGCAATGGCAATATTTGGAAACACGTGCTTTGTCCAGAACTTATACCAGAACGCCTGAATCAGTTGACGAATCAGCGTCACGCCGGTGAAGGGTGTCACTTTGCCAAATTGAAAGCGGTTGATGTAATTGAGATTCGCCGGTTGTTGGCCGAGGGCCAAACCGGAAAAAGTCTCGCAAAGCAGTACGGTGTTTCGTGTCGTCATATTTGTGCCATCAAAAACGGTAAAGTATGGAAGGAACTACTTCCGACTTGACCCTCGGAGATAGTCCCACGTATTAGAACCCTTACGAATCGCTATCGCGCCGCCACGTGCGCCTCCAGCGAAAGCCACGTCCGCCTTTGCTCGGATAATCGAAGAAAGCTCCTTTTGCACATCAGAGACCGCAACGCTGAGCCAGGGATAGCGTATGAAGCGGCCTGTCGTGGTAGTCCATCCGGCCTCATTCCAAAGTCCGTACTCGATAGGTGTCCAGACGTGCATCGTCACGCCATTCGCAGTCTTTGCGATGTCTGCAAATATGTTTTCCATCAGCGTGCCTGTGTCGAAATGTTCACTGACGTGCGGATGGATTCCTGGGCCGACGCCCGGCGAAACGTTGTGCTTCGCCCGCGCCAAGACCTGATCGCCAAACTCCGCGGCGACCTCGGTCGTGAAGCTCTCGCCCATCGCTTTCGCGAGCGCCGTGTTGAATGATACCCGGATCGTCGCCGTTGTCTTCATCGTGTTATCTCGCCAATGCCTTTGTAGTAATTTCAACGGTATTGAGTTGGCGCAAGGTAAAGACGCGTTGCTTGCGATTAGCTCCCGGTATATATTCTGGCATTATCCTGTCTTCGATAGCCATAACCTGAAATTCGGTTCCTCTCGGTAGCACCACCTCGCGTTCTTGATCACGCCATGAAAGTAAGATACGTTTCCCCGTACCATTTTCGATAATCAACTTTACAGGCTCGTACTGGCCGCGTTGGTTTTCTAACGAACTACCTGGTCGTGCAAATGATGCCAATGCCGGTAAAGTAAATTTACTACCGACCCGTAACTTAGGCATGTCAGCTTGCCAGCGTGCTAGTGGCCCGTGATATGTAGGCATCTTCTGTAAGCCCGTCGCCAAAGCAGGCGACAAGTAATTCATCTTATCCTCCAATACGGAACTGTAGTGATCATCGCCCGACCACGCCTATAGCGCCTCGACTTCTCCCTGATCCAAATTCGCCGCTTCCAAATAAGCCTGATCCTCACTATAACTTGTTTCTGGGGTAGCTATAGAGTTACCCACGGACGCGAATTGTCCGCCCTTTCTGCTGCCAGCCGGTACGTGGTTTGGATTGAAAAACTCCACAATCCAGTCGCGGCCCAAGATAGTGTCGAGCATCTACGCGATCCTCTTGAGCATCAGCCTGAGCAACTGGTGCTTGCCCGCCATGTCCACGATGTCCGTGATGTCGAACGGCCCGGCGTCCACGCTCGCGCCGGTGTCGAGCCGCACGATGGTAGTGATGCGATGATTGAGCGTCGCGCCGGGCACGGTCAGCGTAGTCGGCGCGTCGGCGTATTTCATCCAGAGCGAATGTGTCTGAATGTCCACGCCTGCCGTGCGTGCAGAGATGATCTCGCGCACGCCACCCGGCGAGTAATGACAATCCACCAGCAGCGTCGTCGCGGTTGGTGAAACATAGTCGAAGGTGTTGTGACCATAACCGCCACTGACAACGGATGCTTGTTGAACGGTGCAGCTATGATCCATCATTTCGCTGACGTGTTCTACGACTTCCATTTTCGATCCTTGACTAATCACCCAACTTCGCTTATACTTGTCTTACATGGCGTGGACAGGTTTGGTCAGGTTCGGCGTGGCTGGCCCCGGCTAGGCCCGGCCCGGTAACAAAAGGCGAGACGAGAAATTGTCTCGCCTTTTGTTTCATTTCGTCAACGAATTCGACGGTTTCCATGCTTCATCCTCGCCGGGTGGTGCGGGCCACCCGGCGCGTCGTCTATCAGCCGGTCGGAGCCGGGTTGACTTCCAGAGCCGCGACTTTCAAGGTCAGGACGTTGACGACCTCGGCCAACTTCGTGATCTGCGCCATGATCGCTTCGCTGGCGACCGCGCCGACCGTCTGCACGCCGCCTTGCGCCACGCCGGTCGTGCCCTGTGCCGGTGCCCCTGTGCCTGGCACGGCTGCGATAGCCGCGTCGATGGCCTTCTTCGCGATGACATCCGCGCTCGCCACTTCCGCCGACATCTTGTTGGCGGAAATTTGCTGACCGAGGGCTGCGGCCAAAACCAAGCCCTGCATCGCCGCAGCCTGATCGCTGCCGCGCGCCGACGCCAGCGCCATTGCGCTGTTGATCGCCGTGCTGACACTCGCGCCGTCATTGGCCGCACGGTTGGTGATGCCCTGCGCGTCCATCGCCCATTTCAGGAAAAGGCTGTTGACCTGATCCTGAAGCCCCGCCTGCTGGCTCGCCTTGTTGTGCGAGACCTCCGCCCATTCATCGACAAACCGCTTGAGATTCTGCGAGTTCGCCTGCTCTACGGTTTCCGCCCAAGTGGAATCTTCTGGCATGTCTGGTAACTCCTGTGGTGCGTCCGGCTCAACCGGCGCAATAGGCCCGCCCGGTTCTGGTGTCGGGCCGGTTGGCTCATCGGGCGGCGGCATGGTGCCTCCGCGCGATGCTTTCGCTTTGGCATTGGTTGGCTTACTCATGCTGCTCCAATGACGTTAGAACTTAGATGCTCGGTCGAAGATGCCGATTCCCCGCACTGATCGGTCTGATTTGCTGTAATCATTGTACCACACATACGCAAGCGTTATCCGATAACTGCCGGATTTGCAGCCGTGCTTGCGCCCAAGCCCATGCCTGTCCATTGCCCAGGTAACGCCGTCGAAAGCTCCTTTGACAAAGCAGTCAGATTAGCGACCTGCTGCCTGCTCTCTGAATAATCGCCCATGCTGATCGAACTCGCCTTGACCGCCCACTGGGCGCGCGCCGCGTTGACCGCCGCAATCGCCGCGGCCTGCCAGTTGCCGTGAATGATAATCAGGCCCGCCAGTTCTTCGTCGCTGAAGTTGGCCTGGCCGGGCCGGATGCCCGCGCCCTCCGTGGTGTCGCCAATTGTCACGCGGATACGTGACGTGTCATTGCTTAGACCGGGTAGATAGGTAAAGGACATAGGCCACCTACTTTTGCTCGATGTTGACGACGAGCGTTCGCTCATCGGTGCGCTGGCCGACCGTGACGATTTTATTGACAACCTGATATTGCTCACCGACCGCGCCGCCACTGAGCCAGATGGTGGCCGTCGTGGTAGTGAAGGAATCCGAGACTTTCGTCAAGCCGGTTGGCACCGTCCACGTCGATGCCGTGATTGTGTCGATGCCGAGCCACCCGACGTACCTGAAACCGTAGTCCAGGATGGCTTGTGGGTCTTTAGTGACGGTTCGTTTGCTTGCCATAGTACACCTTAGTCTAGCCGCAGTCTATGTCGAAGAAGCGGTCTTCCGCCTCAACGTCAAAGAAGCGTTCTTCAGTTATGTCAAAGAAGCGTTCTTCCGCTTCGATGTCAAACAGGCGACATTCCGGTATGATGCCGCTCAGAATGTAGGCGCCCGCTGTGATGCTGCCGCTTGCTGTCGCCTTGATGACCGCTTGAGCCGTCAGACTTGCGGTTTGTTCCCGCAAGATCGTCGCATCAGCCAGCAACACGCGCTCGCCGGAGTAGACGATGTAGGCATTTGCGCTAAGAGTGCTCGCCCGCGGTTGGGCGATGCTGGCCGCGGCTGTGACTGCACCTGCCTGAGTCGCCTTGACCACGGCCTGTGCCGTGATGCTGGCAAGTCGCAACGTTTGCAGGAAGGCACTGACGACGACGCTCCCGGCTCGTGTTTGTTGCAGGAGGGCGCTGGTTGTGATGCTGCCCGCGCGTGTCGTCTGGATTGCCGCCTGCGCCGCGACGCTGCCGGTATTGGCTTGTTGTACGATTGCCTGGGCGGTGACGCTACCTGAGCGCCCGACCAACACCAGCGCGTCGGCGGTGATGCTGCCCGTGCGCGGCGTGACGATGAATGCGCCCACCGCGACGTTTGCTGTACGCTCGCGCAAGATGACGGCGGAAACCGTGATAGACTGTCCACCAGTCGTGATGATATAGGCGTCGGCTGTAAAGGTGCTGGCCTGCGTCCGTAGCAGGACGGCGTCGGTTGTGACGCTGCCGGTGCGCGTCCTGCTGAGAATGGCGTTCGCCGTGATACTATCGGCGCGCGCTTGGACGATGATTGCTTGCGCCGTGACTTGCCCGGTGCGTGTTGCCGTTAGAACCGCGTCGCTTGTGAAGGAGCCGCTCTGCGCCTGGCGAATGACGGCATCCACGCCGACGCTGGAACTGCCCGCCGCCTGGATTATCGCTTGCGCCGTGATCTGTCCGGTACGTGAATTCTGGATAACAGCGTTCGCGCCGACCGAGGCAGTACGCCCGACCTGCACCACGGCATCGGCTGTCAGGCTCCCCGCTTGCGCCGTAATGATAAACGCGTCCGCGGTGACTGTGCCTGTGCGCTCGCGCTGAATCGTCGCGTTGGCGGTGATTGTTTGCCAGCCCGCCGTGCTGATATACGCATCGGCGGTGACGCTGCCGCTCTGTGCGCGGAAGATCGTGGCGTCAATGCTGGCTTGACCGCTACGCTGCCTGAGCAGGATTGCGTCGGTTGTAAAGGAACTGGCCCGTGATTGACCGATTACGGCGTCGGTAGTCAGCGCCCCGGAACCCGCCTTGCTGATAACGGCGTTCGCCGTGACACTGAGTGATACCGTCCGCTGAATGATACTATCCGCGCTTATGACGCGGTCTACGCGGCTCTGAACAACGGCATCGGTAGTGACGCCACCCGAACGGAGTAGCAGGATTATGGCATCGGCGGTTAGCGCCGTTGCCTGACCTTCGCTGATAACGGCGTTCGCCGTGACACTACTTGCGCTTACAGACTTTAGTGTGGCGTCAGCCGTGATGCTGGACGCCCGACTCCGTTGAATGACCGCCGCGCCGGTAATGGCCCCGACATGCGCCTTGAGCAAGACTGCATCCGCGGTTAGACTGGCCGCGCTTGTCCAAATGATATAGGCGTCGGCGGTGACGCTGGAAGTGCGCGCCTGCTGGATTATGGCATCGGCGGAGATCGCCTGCGCGCCTATGGTGACTATATAGGCGTCCGCCGTAAGGCTTTGGGCCTGCGCCTTGACGATTGTCGCGTCGGCGGTGATGCTGCCGCTGCGCAATGCCTGGAGAATGGCGTCGGTTGTAAAGGTGCCTGAGCGAGATTGTCCGATTACGGCATCGGCGGTGATGCTGCCTGTCTGTTCCCTGCGAAGTACGGCATCCGCGGTTACAGCGCCAGTTTGTGCGCCTTGTATCACGGCATCGGCGATCAGCGACCCGGAACCAGCCTTGTCAATAACGGCGTCCGCCGTGATGCTGGTCGAACGCGCCTGTTGAATGATGCCGTCCGCGCTTATGGCACGGTCTGCGCGACTCTGAACAATAGCATTGGCGGTAAGGCTACTCGACCGGAGTAGCAGGATTATGGCGTCGGCGCTAAACGCGGCTGCCTGAGCGCCAATGATAATCGCATCCGCCGTGATGCTGTTTGCGCTTACGGATTTTAGCGTGGCATTCGCCGTGATGCTTGACGCCCTACCCTGTTGGATGATCGCCGCGCCGGTGATGCTTCCGGCTGACACCTTGAGCAAAATTGCGTCAGTGGTCAGACTGGCCGCGCTTGTCCAAACGAGGTAGGCGTCGGCGGTGACGCTGGAAGTGCGCTCCTGCTGGATTATGGCATCGGCGGAGATCGCCTGCGCGCCTATGGTAACGATATAGGCATCCGCCGTGACGCTTTGAACCTGCGCCTTGAAGATCGTCGCGTTGGCGGAGACGCTGCCGCTGCGTAACGTCTGAAGAATGGCGTCAGTTGTAAAGGTGCCTGCACGAGCGCGCTGGATAACCGCGTTGGCCGTGATGCTGCTTGCGAGAGCGTTCTGAATTGTCGCGTCGGCGGTAAGGGCCGCTGCCTGCGCCCGCACGATTACGGCTGCGCCAGTCAGCAAACCAGTCCGACCGAGAATGATAATCGCATCCGCTGTGATGCTGGCGGCTTGTGCTTTGCTCAGTACCGCATCAGCCGTAATGCTAGTTGTTGCCGCCCGCAAGATAATCGCGCTGGCTGCGATGCCAGTGGCTTGCGCCTTGATGATTACGGCATCCGCTGCGGTTTGGGCGCTGCCAGATTGTTGGATGATTGCAGAAGCGGTAAAGCTCGCCGCTTGTACCTTGACCAAAACGGCATTGGTGGTTACCGAGCCGCCGCGCTCCCGAAGTAGAATCGCGTCGCCGGTGACACTGGATGACTGGGCCTTATTGATAATCGCCGCGGCTGTGACGCTGCCCGTTCGTTCTCGGAGTAGGACGGCGCTGGCCGTGACGCTGGCGGCCTTGCCTGTTACGAGTACGGCATCCGCTGTGACACTGGCAGTTTTACCCGCGAGGATCGTGGCGCTTGCCACTATGCTGGCGGATTGCCCCTTGACGATTATGGCATCTACCGTGAGTTGGATGGCACTCGTTTGTTGGATTACGGCAGCGGCGGTCAGGCTTGTCGCCTGCGCCTTGACCAAAACCGCGTCGGCAGTGATTGACCCGCTGCGCTCCCGCAACAGGATCGCAGCGCCTGTAAAGCTGGCAGACTTGGCCTTGCTGATGACCGCTTCGACAGTTACGCTATCTGTTTGACCGTGCAGGAGAATGGCGTCCGCCGTGATACTCGCGGCCCTGCTCGTTTGGAGTACGGCATCCGCCGTGACGCTGGAAGTTTTGTCCGCAAGGATCGTGGCGCTTGCGGTTACGCTAGATGATTGACCCTTGACGATAATCGCGTCGGTAGTGACTGATCCGCTGCCCGCCTTAATGATAATCGCGTCAGCCGTAAAGCTGTCGGCTTGACTCTTTACCAGTATGGCATTGGCGGTGACGCTGCTTGAGACAGCGCTTTGGATAATGGCCGCACTTGTGAGACTACCCGCCTGCGCCTTGCCGACAACGGCGGCGGCGCTTACCGAGCCGCTGCCCGCCTTGACAATAACCGCGGAGGCCATGATGCTGTCCGCTTGACTCTTTGCCAGGACGGCGCTGGCGCTTACGCTGCTTGAGATAGTGCCGAGCACGACCGCCGAACCTGCGATGCTTCCCGTCTGCGTCTTCGCAATTATCGCATTGGCGGTCACCGAGCCACTGCGCGCCCGTTGCAGGATCGCATCGGCGGTAAATGAGCCGACTACCTGTGGTACGCCCAGACCCAGGCCAAGGCCAAGCAGATCGAATAAGCCCGCGCTCATGGCTGTCCGTCCAGAACAGCCGCGACTATTCGGTTGTTAAATTGCTCTGCGATTGGATTCGTTGCCATAGCGTACCTCAGCGCGACATGGGATTGCCGCGCCTTTGGCTAAAGAAAGTTGAGCCAGTAAGTCGGCTCGTTGCCGTTCTCAATGACGCCGTTTGGATAGACCCAGGTTAGCGCCTTGATGCTCTTACCGCCCACGGTCTGCTGCCAACCGATGCAGTACAAGCGCACCTGTTTGCCACCCGTCACCTGGCCGTACACGCGACTGAACAGCACCCACCGCTGGCCGGGTTGCAGTTGCGTCGAGATCAAGGGCAGTCCTACAGCCGGGTCTTTGGGCAATAGGCTGACCCGCTCCGCCGTGTCGAGTAAGACGCGCTGCGTCTCCATCCAACCGGGCGCGTTGCCCCAGTCGATCTTGACCTGGCCGCCTGGCGCTTCGATGGCGATATCGTAGATGTACTCAGGCACGAATCACCTCCAAGAGCTTTTCGGCGTCGGCCTTATGCTCGGTCAGGTTGGGCAGCGCCTCGCGCAAGACCGCGGCCAGGCGGTCGCCGTCCACATCGGCCCGGTAGCCCTCTTGTACTAAGGCGCGCTGGGCCTGGAAGCCACGCCAGTTTTCGGCGGTCAGGGGCACGGCGGCGATATGTCCAAGCTCGATAGACGTATCGACGCCAAGCCGGAAGCCCATGTTGCGTGCCCGGCGACAAAACGGGATGTCGTCGGATTCGTTGCCAGGGCCGTAGTGGAACCAGTAATTTAGATCGAGGTTATAGGCTTTATCAGCCATCTCGGTCAGCACGTTGCGACGAATCAGCGTAAAGGCCAGTCCGCAAGCGTCCACGGGTACAACCTCGCCAGGCTGCCAATCGGTGACCGTCTTGAAGAACTCGCCTTTGCGCGCTTCCGGGCCGCTGGGTTGCTCCTGCAATTGCATGATGACCGGCGTCGGCGGCCAGGAGCGATGCGTGGCAACGGCGGTGATAATATCATATTGCCAGTTGGCTTCGTGCTCGCGCAACGTCTTGAGCGTGTCCGGCGTGAAGGTCATGTCGTCGTCCACCAAGAGCAGGGTATCGCGCCCGGACTTGATGAACTCGCGCACCAGGGCATCGGCGGCCCAATGCGCGGGCATATGCGTAGCTGGCAAAAGTACCGTGTCCTCGCTGCGCAGGCCGCCCGTGAGTAGGGCCGTCCACGCGCAGAAAAAGGCCGGTTCAGGATATTTGGAGATACGCACGCCCACGCCAATGCTGCCCCAGCCGTCTTGGGCGATGCGCCGGTAGAAACGCGTCAAGCTATTGGCTTGGCAATGGCGCTCGACGGCGGCGGGCCTGAGCAGGTCGGCAAAGGGGTGCGCGTCGGCGTCCGTGAACTCACTGCCATAGTCGTGAACGCCGATGAAGTCGCCCGATTGCAGGAGTGGCACGAAGTGCGCGAACTCGGCGGGCTTGTCGCCGCCGTCGCAGTAAATCAGCAGGGGATGGTTGCCGGGATCGGCCACTACCGCGTGGATCGTGGCATCGGTCAGGGCGTCGGCCTGGATGAAGTTGCTACCCAGTTTCTCGATGGCCGCGCTCGGATAACGCTCGTTGTCACAGGTCGCAAAGCGCAACCCGCGCGCTGCGGCCTGCTGCTGCAAGTACAACGACAGGCCGCCCGCATACGTCCCGATCTCGATGATACATTTGAGGTCGGGGTGGTCGTTCAGGAATAGTTCCCATAACGCCAAGTCGCTCCAATTCTGGAGCGTGGCAACGCCGAAGACGGTGGTTTGTGGTAGGTGCATGGGATTGCCCCCTTGTGCAATCAGGTTGCATCATGACGCAATGAATTATGCCTCGTTGAAGGAATAATTCAGCGTTTCCTGAGTCCAGTTTCCGGCTGCGGCGTCCCCAGAAACAGAAATTTGGTACACTGCCGCATCGGACTTGCTGCCCACGCCGGTCATGTTCGTGGCGTGCCAGGCGAACTTGCTGGTGCTGGTGTACGTCACCCAATCGTTGGTCGCGACGGTGCTGGTCGTGGTCGTCGGCGTGACGCCGGTCGCCGTCTTGCCCACGTAGAGCACTGTCGAAGCCTGCACTACGCCGTCGCCCCACAACTGGAAGGTGCTCACGTAGTTGTCCGCGGCTGCGTCCACGTAGGCCCTGATCCACTTCTCGTAGGAGCGCGTGCCCGCGGTGATCGGGTAAGCTGCACGGTTGGCCGTGCTGTTGGTGGCGTTATCGGCGCTGATCAGATCGATGCCGGTAACGGCGGAGCTTTCGGTGCCTGCATCTGCACCGGTGTACACTCGGATAGAGACTGCTGCTGCCATGATCTTCTTCTCCTAAGCGGGTCAAGGCCCGGCTGGATCGATAGCCGTGACGGGTTCCGCCGCGGCGCTGGTGGTGACCGCGGCTGTCCAAGCCGCGGTCGTGTCGTCTTCTTTGGTGACGGTGAGCGTGCCTGCTGCGATACTGCGTTTGTTGCGCAGGAAGCGTAGGGCGTTCAGTGTCGAGCGATCTGGTACGGTGCCGGTGACGGCCGTCCAGTCGCGCATCAACGCGGCGTCGGAAACGTTGGTGGTATCGAAGCGCGAGGTCTGCGTGATGCTGCCGCCGTGCGCCACGAACTCGGCCTCCGAGTGCAGGCCATCGCCGCCCGTGACAGGCGAGAAGAAGCCCCGGATGGTGATCGCGCCGTGTTCGGAGGTGCTGCCGATGACCAGCCGCCCCGCGCCGTCGAGCGTTAGCTTGTTGGTGCTCGCCATGCCGTTAGCCTGGAATGCGCCGCGCCAGTTGCGCGCACCCACTACGGCGGAGGCGGCAAAGACGAAGATCGGACTCGTCGCCGTGTCCGGGTCGTCATCAAAGCAATTGACGAAGTTGTAGAGACTGCTCGCGATCATGGTGAACGTCACGACGCCGAAGCCGCAGCGGTAGTAATCGCCGCCGCCGCCCGTCGCCGTGCCGGTGAAGTGGCAGTCAAAGAAGTCTATGCCCGTTCCGGAGGAAGTGCCAGAGAGCACGCAGTTCTCGAAGTGCGCGCTGGTGATGACTTGCCCGGCGAGCGCCACCGTGCCGCCGTAGATTTGCCATTGCGCGTGGCTCTGCGTTAGCTCGATTGACGAGCCGGTCTTGAGGCGCAACTGCCGCAGGTTCAGCGCGGCGGCAATTATGATGGCGTCAGCGTAGGTGCTACAGGGATTCGTGCGCAGGCCGTTGACGCCCAGCGTTGTGCCAGCCACCCCGCCGCCGACCGTGGTGTCGATCCAGACGCCTTCCGGGTAGTACAGCGTGATCATGGTTTGTTTAACGGCTGCGGCGATGTCGGAGGCCGATGCGCCAGCTGTGTTGACGTTGACCAGACATTGATCGATGTTGAGGCGGTCGCCGGTCGTCACGGACGGCGAGAGGAAGTAAATCTTGACTTCGCCGTCCGATTTCTGATGCGCGCTCAGCAGCGAGTAGGCGTAGGTCGCATTGGCCGAGGCATTGTTCATGCGGCTGGTCGTATCACTCAGGATGTCAATGCTGGACGTGAGGTAGTTATAGGCCCCGATATGACAGAAGCGCCCCGGCCCGGCTGCGAAGTAGCCGCGGATCGTGACCGAGTTGATGTATTGCCCGCTGACTGCGCCAAAGGTCAGGAAAGCATTCAGGCCATAGCCGCCTACAGCCGGCGTGACCGGCGCGAGAATGTAGTAAGTGGCGTTGGAGAGGTAGGTCAGCGCATACGTGCCACCTACCAGTGTGCCGGTGGTCTCGGTGTTCTGCGTCGCCTGGATGGTAGCCGCCACGCCCGCGCTGACGATCGTTACCGCGTCGCGTATGGCTTCTAGGGTGTCGGTAGCCCGGTCAAAGGTCTGCGCGCTGCTCTTTGAGGTCATCAGGTCGATGACGCTCTCTTTCGTGACGGTGGTCGCCCAGTTGGTATCTTTGGCGACCTTGACGAGATGATCCAGGTTATTGGCGACCAGGGCGTCATTGGCTTCGCTTTCCACCTCAGCATCCCAGTCCGTATTCCACGGGATGGCCGTCAGACTCAAGCCGCCCACCCCGACTGTCTTCTCTGCGGCTTTTGCGATCATGTTGGTTGCCAGCGCCGTCGAACCTACATCGGCTGCAAATGTCGCATTGTCAATCGCCGCGTCCGCAATCGCCGCGGCGTCGATAGCGCCCGCCGCAAATTTAGCGTTGGTGATCGCAGCCGCTTTGATTGACGCAGCATTGATGGCGTCGGCGGCGAGAGAGGTCGCCGTGATGCCGTTGGTCGCCACAGTCCCCACCGAACCGGTCAGATTGCCGGTGAAAGTGGTCGTCAATGCCGTGGTCACGGTCGTCGCGGCGTTCGTCCCGGCTATAAACAAGCCGTTCGTTGCACCTGCGACCGCATCCGGTAGACTGTTGACCGTGCCGGTCGGACTCGCCTTGTCGAAGAACTTGGTAAACGCGGCCACGATCTGCGCCGCCGTGCCGGTGACTGCCGCCGCCAAAATCTGCACCAGATTTGCCTTGACCACGCCGGACGTAAAGTCGAGTTGCCCGGTGCCCGTGCCAGTGCTGAGTAGCACAGATGCGCCGATGTCGCGCGCCGTCTGCGCTGTGCCGGTTATGCGAATGACGTTGCTCGTGGGCACTTGCCTGCCTTCTGGCAGGTAGATGATATAGGTATCATTGTTATCCGGTGCAGTATTCCAGGCTGGCGTCACGGTGCATTGCTGATTCGAGGCGGTGCAGTCCTGCAAAATGCGCGCCTCGGTCACGGAATCAATGACCGCCACGCAGAGGCAGCCGTTGAATTGGTCGTCATACGTGACCGTGCCGTTTGCCAGCGTGATATAGCCCGTATCGCCACCGGCTGAGGTGCCGCTCGCCAATGTCACCAGCTTGCGCGGGTACAGCACAATCGGTGTTGCTTTCGACGTGGCAGACGCCACGATCACAGAGACAATATCAGCAGTCATCTCCGCCGCAGTCAGCGTCAGATAGTACATGCCTTTGTTGGCCGTCGTCGTGAACGCGATTTCTGTGCCCTCATTGGTGCAATCCGCCCCGGTCTCGCCGTTGAGCGAGCGCTCGCTATCACAGGTCGCGCCGGTGACAGGATCTCCGTCAGCGTCGAGCAGCGGAAAGACCACCGTCCAGGGAGCGCCGTATACCGGATAGTTCGTTGCATTATTTCTAAAAGCGGTGACTTCAGCCATAGTAAGACCTGCCTCCTACAACGTAGGGTACGTTCATCATGCGACGCATGGCGGGATGCCCTGGCGGTGCCGCGTGCGTGATCGCCAACAGGGGCCGGTAGCCCGCCGTCCCGTGATCCTGCGCGGCGATTGCGATATATTCAGCACCGCCCGGCGTGTTGTTGTCATAATCGCGGCTGGAACGCAACGAATAATAGGTGACGCCGGTTTTGCTGGGCCAGGCAGTCGCGAGATTGCCAGACGTGTATTCCGTGTTGGTACTGATGGCGTTCGTGTTACGCCATATGGCGTCATCAGCGGTGGCGGCCAGGCAGTTGTCGTAAGCCGCCTCCCGGTTGCCCGCGTCCACCGGATTCTGCGCTGACCAATCCTGTTTTGCGATTTGGACGTCGAAATCGGCGGCGCCAGACTGGTCATCGGTGCAGGTTAGTTTTAGATTGACTTGCGAGATGATGTCGCCATCAGGGATGGCGCTGGTGTCGAAGAGCAGCAGCGCGCGCCACACAGACCACGTCCCCGACCGGGTCTGGCCGACGCGCATGGTTGTATCATCGATGTAGCCGGTGCTTGTGCTGCGCGCGGTCGCATAGGCTGCAGGGCCGCCGTACACCTCGACATCGGCGCTATCCGCGGCAAAATCGGGGTCGATGGTGACTGGGTAGACGGCATCCGCGAGCCAGGCGACCGGCACGCCGGTATAGAGATACTGGATGTTACCCACGGTGCGCGCATAACGTTTGCACTCAGCGGGAGTATCAGGCTGCTCCACGCTACTGTCGTGCGCGCGCGGCGGCGGGAAGCGCATCTCGCTCGCCTCAAACTCATCGAGCCAGCCGTCCGGGAAACTGCTGCCCTGGATCGCCGTTTCCAACACCAGCCAGTCCGTGAGCTTGACGCCGGGGATACTGGGCTTCTCAGCGATGACGATCTCCTCACGCACCCCGCGCTCGGTCAGCGTCAACACGCGCTTCCAGATGCCGTTCTCCGCAATGATCTGGTTGCCGGAAACCGCGCCGTTGGGAATCGTGCGGTAGCCGACAAAACTCATAGTCGCCGGCGTGAGGATGCCGACGCGCGTGGAGCGGTGGCCATGCGTCTGGCCGGCGATGCGCACCGCCCCATCGAGGCTGATGCGCGTTGCCAGACCCGGCGCACCATACTCGGTGCCGATCAACTGTAGCGCGGTATCGAGCGGCTGCCAGGCGCCGTTGCCATCCTGATAATGCGCCGGACTGCCGACGAAGTGGGAAACACTTTCACTCGCATTCAGCGCCGCCGTGATGCCGTGGCGGTGCCGCGTCAAAGTCTTCCCGGCGAGGTCGGGATTGCGTTCGAGAAAGTCAGCAGACCAATTTGCCATACCCTCACCCCGTCATCAGCCCGTACACGCTGACCGCCAGATGTTCGCCCGTGAGCCGTGGCAACATATTTAGCCCCCTCTCATTTGTATGTACTCACTCGTCTGTGGACATTCTATCAGCGCCCGCCGAAATGCCTCACGCGGCCCCAGTTCCTCATTGATGGCCCGCCAGAATGAGAATGAAAATGACTGCGCGTCCCGGCTGCTAATAGACTCGTAAATGACGACGACATATTGTGCCAGGCCCACCAATTGCCGCCCCACTTCCTCGTTCTCACAGCCCGCCAAGACTAACACCCGCACGTCACGAATCCGCTGACTGAGCCACTGTACGCCCTTGACGCCATCCGTAAATTCGACGCCATCCACGCCCATGTGTGCGCTGATCTGTACGAACCAGGGTGACGCCTTATCCTCCCGAAAGTCTTGCAGATAGGAATCGAACTTCTGAGACGTACACTCTTGCAAGCGGTGGAATGGGATGCCCACCCGCCGAATCGCCTGGGCGTCGTCGTCGCCAAAAATTTTATTGCACTGCACCAGCAGGAGCGGCTTGGCCGGTCGTCCGGTCGTGCCAGGTAGACTCGCCTTGCCGTCCAACAAGGTGATGCGCTCCAATGCCACGCGCAACTCGCCTTGTGTCTTTTCCAGTTCGGTGCGCAGCTTGGCGATCTCCACCAGCAAATCGTCGTTGCGCTTGAGCAGGGTATCGACAGTTGAATTGAGCCTTTCAACCTCGTGTCCCAGGCCGTTTGCCAGTCGATCCCGGCTGCCGATGCGCCCCGTCGTGAACAGGAACAGCAGAATGACAATCAGGCCCAGGCCAACCAGCGTTGCGACGTTGACGAACTCGGAAGTCATAGCAGCGCCTCCTCCGCCAACAGGTAGCCTAGCCAGACTTCCAGCAGCGCCGTAACGCTTATGACACCCACGTCCGCGGCCATGCCGAACAGTAACGCCGCGCCCAAAATGGCAATGATGCGTGCCCATAGCTTTGTGCGCCAGGGCTTTGAAATGATGACCAGCAGGCCCATGCCGACCAGCAGGATGCCGTACACCTCCAATGACAAGAAGTTAGCCGAAGATGTCGTGCGATATAGGCCCAAACGTCCCAAGCCCATAATCAGCATAATGACGCCCACGTCGCGCCGGACGCCGAGCGATTGCCAAGTATGCCAGATGCGCGCCGCCCGATTAGGGCGGTGTGGTTGATCCATAGTGCTCACCTCGTTAGCTGCGATGCGACATTATACCATGAGCGTGAGCGTGACCGGGAACCTCCTACGCAGTCGGCAAGTATTGCGCGTATCATTACGCCGTCTGCTGCGTTAGTATTTATGACGAGCCAATCGGCGTGCTCACCGCTGGTTGACTGCTGTCATCCGGTCGAGGCATCAGCGTAATCGCGGCGCTGGTGCCTTTTGTGTTTAAGGAGCCGCCGTGATCGTGGCCCCCGGTGCAAGCGGTTCGTATTCCACATACCAGGAAATTGCGCCCGTAGACGATGCCACAGCCGCGAGCGCCAACGTGCCAGCCGTCAGGATGATGGGCATGTGCAGCGCCGATGCGATGACCACGCCAGTATCCGCGCTGAGTACCAGGGCCGTCACCTTCACGCCGTCAAGTGCCAGCACCTTGCGTTCTGCCGCCGTGTCCACGTCAAACGTGCCGCAGAGATCGACCGCCGCGCCGCCCGTGGGCGTGTGCGTGAGCTTGCAGGCGTTGGGTGTGTTTTCGATGCCGCTGGTGATCTGCCCGATCAGGGCCAGGAGCCGCACCGGGCCGCCCGCGATGGTGAACAGGTTGGCTGAGGCGACTGCGGCCTGCGTCTTGGCCGCGGTGCAGCGTGCGACCTGGCGCGCCACGGCCAGATTGATCGCCGTGACCGCGGTCGCGTTCGGTGCGTCTACAAAGTCATTCTTCGTGCCTGCGACGGTTGAGGCAAGTGGGTTGTCGAGTGGCATAGGCTGTCTCCGATCTCCCTTGAGTAAAGCTACCCGTTAGCCCGTAGCGCGGCGTGGCGGGCCTGTAGCGCCCTGCTACGTCGCCTCGGTGACGAGTAAGAGCTTGCCACCACTCGCGCAGATGGCGTTGACCGCGCCGGCGTACAGATTGCCGAGCGCCGCCGACATTTCGTATGATCCGCCGTTGGCGTTGAGCCGGATGCCCTTGTTCATCACCGCCGCCGTGCCGAGGCCGAGATAGATTGCCTCATCCGCGTCGTTGATAAACAGCGCGTAGGTGCGGCTGGCGTTCGCCGCGAGCGCCGCGGTCGTCAGCGCCGCGATGGTCGGCGCGGTATGTGTCGGTGTCGAATATGCGCTCCAAGAACCTGTTGCCATATCAAGCCTCCACAGGCGCGACCAGCAGCCATTCGCAGCGTTGCAGTTCGTTCAGACGCGCATCGTCGGCCCGGATGATGGTCGGTGTGCGCCCCCAATCTGTGCTGGCGCTGCGCACGGTGGCCCACGGGCAGCGGTTGCGCACGCCGACGCTGTAGAACGCGGCGACGGGTTCGGGCGCTTCGGTTGGCGCTAACGGCGCGACCAGGGTATCTGCGGGAATGTCCTCTTGAAAAACAACAGCCTGAGCGCCGGTCTCGGCTGTCTCAGGCTGCGCCTTACGCGGTCGTGGCATACGTGCCTCCGGTCAATATGATATTACAAAAGCCAACGCTTGAGTTTGCTCGGCGGTGCCTTCACTTCGTCCAACGCACGCGCGGTCGGCGTCATGTCGCCCTGTGCCAAGACCTTGAGGACAGGCACGATGACAGCTACGAGCAACCCGGCGACGGGTGCTACCCAAGCAACGCCCCCGAAATATGTCGAAAGCCAGTCTGCGCCAAGTGTAAGCGCGAGAATGACGCAAATCCAGATGACGCCCGGCGCTACAGAGAAGACTTGTCTCATGTGTTTGCTCCTCGCGAGCCGGGCCAGTGGAGAGGACACTAACCCGGCTCCCGCACCAACTACGCTGCCTTGACGTAGGCCCCCGGTGAAGCGGGTTCCCACAACAGATAGGCTTGCAGCTTGCCGCTGTTGACGTGTCCGCCGACCAGGTTGACGACGCCGGTGATAGCCGGTGAGTACATCAGCCAGGGTGCGACGGAAACGGCAGTCTGCGCCAGTTCGATGGTGCTC